TTTCACATGTACCGCTGGCTCGAAGAACCTGGTGAAGTACATACGAGCGAATACGCATTACCTGCGCGCCTATGACGGCGCAAGCGGGGTTGATGGGATTCGCGTCGTACCGGGTTCCCGGCTTTCATTTGTTCCAAAGAACGAAGAAACTGTTCGCACTATCGCTACTGAGCCCTCCGGGAACATGCTCCTGCAGTTATCTGCAGGCGCGTATCTCGAACGAGCTCTAAAGCTAGTCGGTTTAGATATCACCACACAGCAGGCTAAGAACCGCCTGTTGTGTAGCGTAGGAGTGGACTACGGGTTATGTACTATCGACCTGAAGTCTGCATCCGATCGCATCTCTATCGACCTTGTGCGACAGTTACTACCTCGTGAATGGGTGGAATTGCTTATGGCAATTCGCTCCCCTTCTACGACCTTGCCTGATGGGCGGGTCGTGGAACTGGGGATGATATCAACAATGGGCAACGGAACAACGTTCCCATTGATGACACTCATAATCGCTGCGCTGATTTACGGCTACCGCTGTTGTAGAGGCGGTCCTGCCAGGCGCATTGATTGGTCGCAGACAGCTGTATTTGGCGACGACATTATCGTGTCATCCGCCGAGTACGACGAGATCTGCGATATCCTCACGAGGGCTGGATTCGTCATCAACCATGACAAATCCTTCAAGTGCGGCTATTTCCGTGAGTCATGCGGTCTCGACACGTGGTTAGGGGCAGATGTTACGCCCTTCTACGTGAAAGGACTCGCAAGTCCCGCGGCTGTCTACGTGGCTATTAATCAACTAGTACGATGGTGTACAACGTACCGTATTGAATTAGTTGAGCCACTTCGACTACTCCTCGGATGGTTACCTGGGAGTAAGCCGTTCTTCGTCCCACAGTGGTCGGACCCTTCGTCAGGGATCCGTGCACTGGAGGTCCAACGGTGTTACAAGATGCTGCAACCGGTGACCCGCAGAGTCCGCCTTTCTACGGATTCTGGTTTTATGGTCGCCTTAGCAGCAGGAGGATACCTCGTTGGTGGAACGGACCACGTGTTCTACGTACCACGGGCTAACATACCCAGGTACGCTGTGGTTCGCCG